ACTCTTACTTGTGAAAATATATCATCATAGTTTACTTTTGATTCATATGCAACAGTTAATGCTAGTTCAATCAAACCAAGTTTATCTTCTAATGCGTCAACAATTTCTACGTCTTGTATGTTGTAATCAATAAATTTTTGAAAATCTTTTGTGTAAAAATCTTTAAATGTATCATAAGGATTTTCGTTCTTGTTTTTACCTAGTTCTATTTCGCCAATATAATCTAGTTTATAACTTTCTTGTCTTGTTGGTATAAACCATCTATAACAATCTAGATAATCTAACATTACAATACCTTTTAAAGTATATGTTGTTTGTGGTCTACCTCTTACCATAATCTCGTTCTTTTCAATCATATTCCAAGGCGACATCTTGTTTGCAACTTTTTCATTTGCAACCAATTTAATTCTATTCATCAAGTAAGGTAAGTCAAAAAATTTAGTATTCCAACCAGTGATAACGTCTGGATAATTTTTTAACCAAAATTTCATAAACTCCATAAGTAAATGATTTTCTGATTTACATTTTACATAAGTCACATCTGTTCTATCTGTATGATAGTCACCAGTTCCCCATGTTAATATTTGTTTGTTAGTTTGATTTTTAACTGTAATACAAAGTAATTCTTCTATTGGATTTTCTACATCAGGAAAGCCATCTTCACAGGTAGTTTCTATATCTATTGTAAATATTTTAATATATTTTTTATCCCAATCAATCTTATTAGGAAATTGTTCGTTTATATATTGATAATGAAATCTCTCTAGACCATAGATAGGAGAGTTTTGAGTTGCAACATCACGTCTAAATCTTCTAGCGTCATTGATGTTTTTAAATTTTATAGGATTTAGATTTCTATTATCTAAAGTTTTAAATTTAGATTGATTTTTAGTAAGTGAATATAATGTAGGACCAAAGTCTATCTTTTCTTTATAGTCTTTGCCATCATGTATACCTCTTACTAGAAGTTTACCTTTGTGTTCTATAACTGATTTATAAAAGTTCATCATCAATTAAATGTAAAGTTATACCATCAAGTTCTTTAGTTAAAGATACTTGACAACTCAATCTACTAATACCTTTCTTATAACTCTTTTCATATTCTAATATTGTTTGTTCGGTACTATTATAATCTATTTCGCCTAATTTGTCAATCCAGGCATTGCCTACGTATAAGTGACAAGTACCACAAGCACAACAACCACCACAAACAGCAGGTATTTCTTCCAAGTTTGCCTCTTTAGCAGCCTCCATTATAGTGAAACCGACAGGCACCTTTACTTGGACTTTTTCATTATTTGTCCTAATAAAGTTTACTGTAATCAATTCGCCTCTGTAATTAAACTTTTCTTTGGTTGTAGTATTGAGCTTGTATTCTGCTCGTATGATTTTAAAATATTGTCTTTAGGTTCTGTCATAAAAACAATTTTATCTTTACCTACAGTGACAGTATCTTTTTTACCAAACGCATTATACAATGACATCATCAATTGTATTGGTTGTCCTGGTGCTGATTGTTGAGGTATAATTACGAAAGGGTTTTTTAAAGAAACACCTTGATCGTTTTCACCTACTTTGGCAATTACATCTTCGCCTGTAGATAGTCTTAATATTTTCACTTTGTCCATAATATCTCCTATAGTTCTTTATAACATATAACCTGTGAAATGGCAATGTTATTCTTTTTCAACCGGTCTTAATCTTTTACTTAATACAAACGTTCTATTAGGGTTGACACCAATATTCATTTGACGCATTAATTCTCTATTTACTAGTAGATCGGAATGTGCTCTTGGTCTACTATCTAAACCAACTTCTACCTCTTTATATGTAAAACCATTAAAGGTAATATCCATAAGAATCGTTGGTCTTGTTTCAGATGGCTCTTCACCCTCTGCATTTGCTCTAAAAATTTTACTTATACCATGTCTTGGTTTACTATATGTTTTACCATCGTATTTCCATTTAACAATTTTTTCTTTACTTAAAATCTCATCGGCATGTAAAGCACAGGCAGCCGCTCCGTTACCCGTATCAAATTTTGCCCTAACTTTTAAACCGTCTTCTAATTCTACCGTTTCTAACCAACCACTTTCTATTAGTGATTGTCTGTCCCAGTTAGTTCTATCTGATACATAATCTACCAGATATTCCATCATTTTTTCGCCGTCTATTCTACCAGATGGTTCTGGATCAGAATAATAATCTTTGTATTGGTAACCTTGATAATCAGCACCTGATCCTGGACTACCATTGATTTCTAAAATGTATGGTTTTTTATTGTTTACTATATGGTCAACTCCTACCATATATGCTTTTGAAGCTCTTGAAGCTTTTAAAACTAATTCGTGTTCTTCATCACTTAAAATATAAGGCATTGCCTCAGCGCCTCTATGTGTATTTGATCTAAAGTCATATGAGCTATGTACTCTTTTTGTACTTGCAATAATTTTGTTATCTAATACAAAAGTTCTTACGTCAAACTTTGTTTCCATAAATTCTTGTATTAGTAGTTCAGCACCTAATTTCCACATCGCCTGTACTGTTGCAACCAGGCCTTCATAACTTTCAATCTTAACTACACCAACACCTTGTGTACCTGTTAATGTTTTTAATATTACAGGAAATTTACCACCAATTAAATCTAAACCTGTTCTTATATTCTTTTCGTTAGATATAAAAGCAGTTCTCGGTGTAGGTATACCAAACTTCTCAAATAGTAAAGCTGATGTTAATTTATTATCACAAGTAAGCATAGCAGCTCTTGTGTTTAACATAAATGATTCTGAATTTTGAAAGGCAGATATTAAAGAAAGGCCAGCCTCATCTTCTACTGCACCACCTCTTGTTATACAAAGAGTATCTTTACCAACAAACGTATGTTCGCTGTTCTTACCATCGTAATTATAGACCGTAAGTGTCTTTTTATCTTCGTCTTTACCTGTTATGATTGTCGTTTTAGTGTTTACAATAACACATTTAATCTTCTTTTTTATACAAGCTTTTTCTATAAGTTCAACAGTAGAATCTTTATTAGGTTTATCTGAATCGTTTATAGTAAGTATAGCCACCGTAAATGGTTTATTTTTACGTGACTTTGTATTCTCTGTTATGTAATCTCTAAACTTCGGTATTTGCATTATCAGTCTCTTTTACTACCTTTTTCCCTATGTTATATTTAGCGGATAATATCCACTCTTTTTTCTCTTTAAATGGTAATACTTTAATTTGTGATAATGGTGCCTTATTTTCCATTGCCGAATCTTTGTTGACAATATCTATTAATTTCCAGTCTTGTAATAATACTGCAATCGTATTTCTACGTTGTATATCGTTATTAATAAGAGTTGCTTTCTTTCCGTCTAAAGCAAATAACTCTTTAAAATGTACTATGTAATATTTACCTTGCTTGTGTAATATATGACAAGATTGAAATAATGTCTTGTCTTTCCTACTTGCGACACCAATTCTGGTAAGTGTCTCTCTAACTTTTAAAAAATCATCTGGTTGAGTTAGAGTGACCTCTAACATGTCTTCCTGTGACCACTTAATTTCTTCATTCATCTAGTTCTCCCGCCTTTATATGTGGCTTGTTTAATCTTTTCTAATTGTTCTTTTGTGAGTATTTGTAAAGCCTGCTTTGCCTTCTCATTACTATAACCATAATACTCCTTAACATTTTCCAAATCATGCAGCTTTTGTTGTTTGATCCACTTACCTCCAAAACGCTTCTTTGGTCTTATACTATTTAGTAAAAATGTAAACTGTATATCCTTATCCATGAAGTGATAACCGTTCATTTCATTGGCATGTGGAAGTGTGTCAATAAACATTGATAAACACTTGTTGATTACATATGGTGGGTATTTCTTTTTCCAGGCGATATCGGTGGAGTCCAAAAGCTTTTCTTTTGTCTCATTAATTGCCTTCAAATAATCTTTCAATTCGTACATAATAATTCTGGTGCCCTTTGTCCGAGTCGAACAGACGACCTACTGATTACAAATCAGTTGCTCTACCAGCTGAGCTAAAAGGGCTATTCCTTTCATCTAATTCCGTGTCGTTTTTCGTGGTCTCTTTTGCCTTTATTCATGCCCATGTAATACTCGCCTGGCTCATAATCCCAAACTTTTCCATGATGACCTCTTATGTCAGCCCAAAGCATTCTCAATTTTACTAAACACACTCTAAACAGCGTTCTTTTTGCCATGTTTCTTCTCAAATTCTTCTTGTTGTTTTTGTTTTTCTCTTTCGTTAGCTTTAACAACCTGTATTATATCCCAAGCATAATTACTAACTGGTACTCGTTGTTCTTGCTGTAATTTTAAAAGGCGTCTGCCTTTTTTCTGGTATTTAGTTAAATAAAACCTTGAGCGTTCTTTACTATATCTTTTGCCTTTAGCAAAAACACCAGCTCTGGTAACTATCATGGCCACCTCTCCTGGAATATAAGTACAAGGTTTTCTATCGTCTCTAATGTCTTTTGTACCGTCAAGAGTACCATATTCATACGTGATATCTTTAACATCATTACTTTTAGTTTTGACCTTGTTCATCACTTCTAATAATATCTTCTCTGCTTTTTGTACATCTTCTATTTTAGTACCTATCTCAAACTGTTCGGTAGAGGTCTTCCACAATTTATAGTATTTCTTTAAGTATTCTAAAAGCTCGCCTTCAGCTTTAGTTAAGAAGTTAGGTTTAACTTCTTTTAAGTAATCAAAAGTAATATTGGCGTTTGTAGTTTTATATCTATCTTCTCGCTCTTTTTTATCTGTCGTTTTACCTACTGTCAGGAAATATATTCCTGATTTCATGTCTAACTGAAAGAAACCGTATAACCAAGCAATCATTTAAATTTACAGTTGGCCATGATTTCAGTTAAACAAGCTATTGTATTGATCTCATGGTCTGCTACAAAAGCCGCTTTATACTGATAACCAGCGATGATTAATATTGCTTGAGGTACAGATTTAGGGTCTAAACTTTGATATAAACTATCATAGACACCTCTGAACAAGTCTGTAGAATCCATATCTAAATGGTTTACCACCCACTTTCTCATACTGTCAAACTCTTTATTCTTTAGATTGTTCATAAGATTTTTATAGTCGGTCTCCTTTAAATTAAATAGAATACCACTGTCAATCTTACCACGTACAGAATATCTTTGTAGTTCGTTTATAGTTCTACGAAAATCTGGATAATGTTTTTCAATCAATTGAGCCAATATCTTTTTATCATACTCAATATCTTGTTCTTTCAATATAACTTCCATACGTTTCATAAAAGCAATAGCAGTCTTTTTAACTTGACCATTAGTGACTTTGAAATCAATTACGGTACAACGACTATGTAAGGCTGGTATGATTTTATGTTTATAATTACAAGTAAATATAAATCTACAATTATTATAATAACTTTCTATGAAATTTCTCAAAGCAGGTTGTACTGATTCGGCGTTCATATAATCTGCCTCATCAATTATAACTACTTTGTGTTTAGACTCTGTATTAAATGATACAGTTGTTGCAAAGTTTTTTATCTTATTCCTCAACGTATCTATTTGACGGCCTTCATCTGAACCATTGATTACAATATAATCTAAATTCAATTGATCACATAAAGCACGTGCAACAGTTGTCTTACCAGTACCGGCAGTACCAGTTAATAACATATTTGGTAATTCTTTTTTAGATAAAAACTCTAGAAAGGTTTTCTTGGTATCATCTGAAAGAATACAATCATCTATTGTTTTAGGTCGGTATTGTTCAACCCATAAAAAATCGGTCATTGTCTAACTCCTTAAAATATAGAGTCAGGTTCTAATGCGATCCAATATTGAACGTTCTTACCTCTAGATATGAAACTAGAAATCTTTTGTTTACTGATTGCCACATCGTAATCATCAGGTATCATTTTAAAGTTTTCTGATTTAAAATAAGCAGTAAACTTAACATCTGATTCTATAAGTGGTATAGATACTTCGTTAGAAGTTTTATCTTTTTTATCAGAAGCCACAAGATTAATAGTTTTACCATTACCTATAACAGATACATCTGGTAAATTTAACGTAGCAACACCCTTATGTAATTCTGCCAAGTCATCGTTCTTTAATGTAAACGTGACATGTTTATCTGGCATATTTATTTTGTTAGGTGTAAACACTGTAGATTTATCAGAAAAATAATACTTAATCTGTTTTCTAGCGTTTTTTGACTCAACGATAGTCATAGAAGCACCACCATTAAATTTAAGTTCAGGCTTACTGAATAAGTCTAATGATCTTAAAAATTTTGGTAAGTCATAGATAGCAAACTCGCTATCAAACTTCTCTTTAATCTCGGCCTCTGCCAAGATATTTCTCATATTGGAAATAGTTTGTATTTTACTTCCTGGCTTAATTAATATATTCTGATTTATATCAGAAAAATTTTTAAGCATTGCGATTGTCTCTGTTGACAAGTTCATAATTTAATCACTCCTTTTCATAATTTAATTTGGAGCGGATACTTGGTACTGCCCCAAGTTCTACTGGTTGGAAACCAATCATAATACTTTTATACGATATCCGCATTTTTGATCCTATACTAGATCAATTAAAAAGTCAAGCCTCAAATTGACCTCTTAATTTCTTCACTTTGTAAATAAGATAAAACGTTTTCTGGAGAAGAAACACCATATGGATCCGAAGGATCGTTGATATCTCTACCAGGTTCTATAAACATTTTTTCTACTTCACCATCATTTATTACAGCTGCATACCTCCAAGAACGGTAACCGAAACCAATGGCCTCTTTGGTAACTAACATGTCTAATGCTTTTGTTAGTTCGCCATTACCATCAGGTATCATCTTAACGTTTTTTACGTCTGAAGCATGAGCCCAAGCATTCATTACATACGAATCATTTACTGAACAGCAATAGATTTCATCTATGCCTTGTATCTTAAATGCTTTGTAATTTTGTTCAAAACCAGGTAATTGTTGTGACGTACAAGTAGGTGTAAAAGCACCTGGCAAACTGAATAAAACAACCTTTCTATTTTGAAATAGATTTGTAGTAGTTATATCCACCCACTTTCCGTTTTCAAAGGTACACTCGCCGTTTTCTGCAAGATCGCCTACCCTTGTTTTAAATGTTATATTTGGTATTCTCATAATATATCTCCTTTATATCACATGAGAGTGAGGAAGTCAATGCTCCCTCACACTCTATTAAAAACTATTTAATATCAATAGTTCTTGCTTTCATATGTTCTGGAATAATACGTTCCATACTAATAGTTAAAAGACCATCTTTTAACTCAGCGCCTTTGATTTCAACATCTTCAGCCACTGTAAAAGATTTGGTAAAATACTTTTTAGTGATACCTTTATGTATCATGTCTTTATTTTCCTTGTCTTTAGTTAAAGATTTCACTGTAAGTATACCCTCTTCCAAGGTAACCTCAATGTCTTTTTTATTATAACCTGCAAGTGCAATTTGTATATCGTACTTGTTTTTATCCTGTTTTACTATATTGTAAAACGGAAAATTTGACATAGTTGCTAGTCTTGGTGTACCACCAAACTCGTCAAACATAGATTCAAAACGATCAAATACATCATCGTAACCTACGGTTATTGGTCTTAATTGATTAAAAATAGAATATGCTTTATTGGTCATGTAACCTCCTTTGTTAAGCAAAGTTATTTTTTTAAAAGACAACCCATTATGGCATTGTCATAGTTATTTATATAAGTATGATTTCTCATATGTCAAGTGGTAGTTTTCTGAATACAAGGCTATAGAAAACTACCAAAACCGAGCCGCAGCTTTAGTTTGTTTTTTTAAAGTGGTGCGAAACTAAGCGCAAATGCTTAAACAATCCACTGTTTGAGGCACCCTATATGCCTCATTTAACGCTGTCATAGGACTTACGAGCAGCCTTGACCATAATATATATATCAATGTATGGCGTTAAATTCATAAATTCTATAAAAATTTTTCTCGTAATCTCTTAGCTTTTTTAGAATTGATAATCATTTCCTTTTGTTTACGTCTTTTTCTTTCAGACGGTTTTTCATAGTACATTTTTTCTTTGTACGTTTTTAAAAAGCCATCTTTAAGATATTTACGTTTTAAAACACGTAAGGCTTGTTCTACATTACCATTTCTAACGTCTACTTTTATACCCATATTTCCTTTCTTATTTCCTTTAGTAGGAGGGCGACCACTACATCGCCCTCCAAAGGATTACACTAAGCTTTAGACTAGACAGCGCTAGACTCATCGTCCTCGCTATCTTCATCTTCGCTAAGATCCGATTGTGAAGCTAAATCGTCCTGTCTTTTCTGCTCCATAATGTCTTCAACACTTGCACCAGAATCGACTTTTGTATATAACTCTACAAACGAATTTTTTGTATCATCATCAAATCTATTAGTACACATTGTAATAGCTTTTACTTTATTATTAAATATAGCGTAAGCTTGTGTTATGTGGACTAATCTTCTTGTTGAGATAATCTCATCTACACCACCATCAAAAAACGTTTTTCTGATAACATCAGCCCATGTAGTAAGCTTTTCAATGAAAGCCTTGTCTGATTTACCAGCCGCTTTTAACGTGTTAGTTAATATTTTTTTCTCAATAGCAACACTTGGATATTTCTGTTCAAACGTCACAGGAAATCTTTCCAAGAAAGCCTCATTAAGAATGTTTGTTCCGATAAACTTACCATCTTCACTACCTTGACCTTTAGTATTGGCAGTAGCAACAATGTTAAAACCATTTTTAGGTTTTACAAACTTGTTTATCTTTTTAACATAAACACCTGATCCTTCAAGTATTGGTTGTAGACACATAATTTTATTAGAAGCTAAATCAACTTCATCTAATAATAACAATGCACCTCTTTCCATTGCCTCAATAACAGGACCGTTTTGCCAAACAGTTTGTCCGTCTTTAAGTCTATAACCACCTAATAGATCGTCCTCATCTGTTTCAATTGTTATGTTAACTCTAATTAATTCTTTCTTTGCCTCGGCACAAGATTGAATCACACCCATTGTTTTACCGTTACCTGAAAGTCCAGTAATAAAGATAGGATAAAATCTATTAGATTTAATAATTGATTTTACATCTGTATAATTACCAAACGGTACGAATATTGGATCCTTTTTAGGAACAATATCACCAACTAAAGAAGAAACAACGTAAGCGGCTTCTGATTTTGCCGTCTCAACTTTTGCTTCAGACTTTACTGATACGGTAGATTTTGTAGGTACTGATACGTCCTCACCATCTACAGGCAGTTTGAATAAAGACTTACCTAATTTGTAATCTTTATTTTTAATTAACCATTGTGGAGCATATTTACAACCAAACTTTTTGTTTGCTTTTTTTAACTGCTCAACAGTTAATTCTTTTTTGTTAAACATACTATAAGCGTGTTCAACAAATTGTGTTTGTTTTGCATTAAGCATAGTGTTTTCCTTTCATATTATTGGTATATCCTATCATAGATTAAAGTAAATGTAAAGCCTAAAAGAATCGTTGATAACCGTATCATCTAGGCGACCTCCTCAATAAACTTGTTTAAAAGTGATCTGGAAGTGATTCGTCCTTTCATACTTTTACTAAACGTTGATTTGATATTTCTTATCTTATCATCTGCTTTAATTGTAGACAAGTCAGTATTTTGTACGGCCAGTTGTTTACCATTTAACAAGAAGTACTTATTGTAACCTTTGTTAAGTACAGTAGCACACTTCTCTTTAGTAAACTTGGATTTAATTTCAGCCACTACCTTGTCTCTTTTTAAGTAGTCTTTAATGTGACCAGTAAATCTACCAATGTCCCACCATTTTAATGTTCTAACTACATAAAAACCAATTGTTTTAATACCATGTTCTTTTTGAATAATTTGTAATAACATACCAGTAAGGCCTGATCTATGATCTGAATTTACGTATTGTTTTTTACCAATCTTAATAACATTCTTAACTGATACATACCTGTCATCTGGTGTTTTTTTAGTAGCAACTAACTCATCTTTATGTACAGCTTCCATCTTACCATCTTTGTTTTCAATAACTTTTCTATCTCCACAATAGTTGGCACCACCATCTGTTAAGGTAATAAATGTCATTTTTTCAATACTGTATTTTTGTTTAAACATTGGTACCATTTTTAAACAAGCAATTAAAGCTTCGTTAAGTGGTGTAGTACCTAGGTTGTATTGATTAGGCATACTGAATCTGTCACCTTTGTATGCTCTCTCACCATTCCAGAAAGAACCTCTGATATTACCATCATAACATAATCCCATATTGTAAAGATACATTAAAGATTCTTCTAATTGTATTTTTTTCAATTTGTGATCTGCTATCTCAATTAAGTTAAAGTTCTCAACGTGCATATCGCCAACTTTCCATTTCCAAGTTGACTTCTCGTTTAAGTCACTATTTCTATGGTTGATACCCATTTTATCACAATACTCGGTAGTAAATGCATATACTTTAAAAGGTATATTAATTTTTCTACAGAAATAAACTAGATTTAATAATTGATCAATAGTCTTTTTAAGATCACTAGCCATACTACCAGACCAATCTAATAACATCATCATACCATGGTTTTTTTCAGTAGGTAAGATAGTTAATCTTTTAAAGATATCATCACTGAATTTGTAATCTTTTAATTTAAGAGGATCAATAGTACCTGTTTTATCAGTAGTTGCTCTTTTGTAAGCAGTAGCAGATTTTTTCATTTCAAACTCTTTAACTAGATAGTTAACAGTTTTCATATTATCTGCAATATGTTTTTTGAAATCACTTTTTAACCAGTTTAAGTAATCTTTAGTACCTCTATAATGCATTTGTTCATTTTTAACATACTGTCTCATTTCATTAATGAAAGTAGAATTTTTAACTACAACTCTATTTAAATCTGCTTCTGGTAAATTTACATAATTGTAATCAATATCAGCAGTAGTAATTTTAGCAGTATTGTCCTGATATGTTTTATCAGTAATTGATATAAACTTGTCAGCGTCTAAACCTTTGCTAGCAGAGTCTTCATCTTTACCCTCACCACCTGGAGTAGATTGTTGTTGTTCGCCTGAATTTGTATTGTCTACATCACCAGCGTCACCGTCACCTTTTTCCTCGGCGTCATCTATTTCATTTGAATCTGTATCATCACCATCATCACCACTGTCATTACCTGATTCAGGCATTTTGTGGTCATCTGATATTTTGTAAAGTTTATCTATAGTTTCAGATAATGAACCGTTTTCTTTTTGTTTTTCAATTTCTTTTTTCTGCCAATCTAACATTTTCTTAGCTAACTCAACTACATCTTTAAAAGATTTAAGATTGTTAACTTGTTTAATCCATATATTATCCATAGTAGAAAAATAAATAGGTAATCTTTTTGAAGACTTGTAGAACATATTGATTTTATCAATCAACATTAAGTCTTTGTTTAAGTCTTTATCTTTAACACCAAAAAAGTTTGCTTTGTTAAGAATATCAAAACCATTGATATAGTTTTTAACAACACCTGGATATTGTTTTTGAATCTTAGCGTCTATTCTGCAATCTTCAAGTACGTTGACGTAAGCTCTTAACTCATCATCACTAGAAATATTTGCCCATGATTTATAAGGAGTAAAAAGAGCATGAGCACATTCATGGGCGATAAGCATGTCATACACATCGGGAGATTTTGTTTTAAATATTGGTAATGTAAGTACTCTATTCTTTACATCAAAAGAAGCTGTACGTACATTGTTATGTTGAATTGTAATATTTTCTGTTGCAAGTAGTTTTGCTAATACTGATTTCTGATCAATATTTACTGTAGTGGTTTTTGTTTTCATATACTATATACTTTACAGGAAAAAATCGTAAAAAGCAACCATTATTTTTCACGTCCTTACTTGCTTTTTAAAAGAACATTACCAGAACACTTAATTTTTTAGTCTGATTCGTTATCTTCCGACTTGATTTAGATACTTTTCCTTACACTGTTCCCAATCTAGATATATTAAATCATCATAGAAATGTGAATCGTAAGTAAATCTATCTGTCGCCAATAAGTTTTTTACTCTATTCTTAACATGTTTGTTTTTCCAAACATTAACTAATGCTTCGGTAGAGTTATCAAACCTTTTGTCTAGTTGATCTTCTTTTACTTCTCCTCTTAAAAATTCATATGAGTTATTATATAATCTAGCAAAGTAAATACCTCTTGCGTGATCTGTCTTAATATATTCTTTTGGTATACCTAGTCTACTGTAAGTAAACATATATGATCTATTTTTGTGATCTCTTTTCAATGGTTGGCCATTAGCTCTTGTTGCCTCATACCATTCAAAGTATTTTCTAGTATGATTTTTTTTCAACCATTGTTTGATTAACTTTTTAGTGTTAGCTTGTGGTTCGTATGAAACGGAACCCATAGTGAAACCCATTTTTTTCCAATACTTTAAACCATCGTATTGACTTAACGTATTAGTTTTTGATTTACCATATAAAGATGTAGTTGTGACACCAACCAAGTGATCTCCATACTTCTCTTTCCATAAATTCTGTACAACATCTGATAAACATAGATACGCTAATAATTTACCACCAGTATAACTATAACCTAAAGGTTGTGTAGGTACTATAGAAGAACCAATTGCTGTGTGATTAATCATACCACCAAAAGTTTTACTTTGTCTATCCCAACCAATAGCACTATCTCTTGGTGTTAAATCCATAAAGTCACCAGATATACAAATTACACCTAAATGGCCACCTGAATTGTTATCATTTACATTAAAGAATAATTGTCTACCAATATTACTATTGTTTTTCATAGTAGACAAAAAAGTTCTTAACGTATTCCAAGTTTCTGATTTAGTCTTATCTCTTTTAACCTCTGTTTTGCCACCTAGTTGACCACCTTTTTCAATAATTTCGTGGTCATCTGTAAATTCTAATACTGGTTCTAATTTCTCATAATCTTCAGGTGATTCTGGAATCCAGATATTGTTTCTTACTTTATCTATCTTCTTTTTTACTTCTTGATCTAATACTTTTTGAACGCCGAAAACTGTTGATGATTCTGTTGTTGGATATTTTCTTTGTACTTCTTGCCACTTTTGAAATAATGTATACTCTTGTACGGTCATTTGAGACACGAAACCAAGGTCTTTTTCTATTTCTTCTTTAAGTATTTTTTCGTCTATATCTTCTATTTTAGATATATCGTTTTCGTCTTGAAATTGTTCCCATTTCTTCTCAACGCCGGCCAAGTCTTGCTTAGCGTGTATATCAAAGTCAGTAGTTGCAGTCATAATATAATAATATCAGAAATCGTTCCGATTGTCAAGCTTACAGGTTTTCCATTGCCTCCTTGTGCTTTTGGTAGGCTTTCATCTGTTTTTCTGCTTTCTTGTAGGCCATGTCTAATTTCATTTTAGACACCTTATCGGTCATATTCTTACCCATTACATGGTCATATTCATGTTGGAATACTCTACTTACTACACCATCTAAATGGCCTTCTTGTAGATCGCCATTTTCATCTGTATATTTTACAATGACTTTTCTAGGTCTAGTTATTCCTAGGAATACGAAAGGAAAGGTTAAACAACCCTCTTTCATCATAACTTCTTCCTCGCCTTTTGATATTATCATAGGATTAAAACATGCCATTTTTAACCCTTTTTCTATGTGTTCGTGAGCACCTAACACAAACATATTGAAAGGTAACCCTACCTGATTCGCTGTTAATCCTATACCACCATATTTTAGCATAGTCTTGAACATTCTATCTGCAAGTTCTTTTCTATCTTTGATATCATGTTCTTTTAACATGTCATCTGTAAATGGTGCTATTGCTGAATTTACTCTAGGGTCTCTAGGTGGTACTAGTTTAAATGTACCATCGTCTTTATCTTCCACTGGTTTTCCTATAGTTTGTTCTACAGGTTTTTTCTTCATCATCTTTTCTGCTTTTTGTGTGTATGACGTAGGACCAGATTTGTTTACGTTATGAGCCAACTTATTCATAGTCTGCTTTGGCTTTTTCATTACATTTTTTTGTGTGCTTCCCATAATACTCCTATTTATGTTGCTTGTAATCTAGTGAAATTTTTGTACTTTTCATACTTGATTATATTAGTAAATTTATCAAACATTATATCGCCTTTATGTGATATGATAAAGATATTTTCTTTTGTTAGTTGTGTTATGATTTTAAAGAAATCATCTGTACCTTGGCCATCTAAACTACCATCAAATATTTCATCTAGTATTAATAGATTGGTGTTTGTACTATTTTTCATTTTTGCGATATGTCGCCATGTAAATAACAATGCAAGGTCTATTCTCATCTTTTCACCCTCACTAAAGTTATTATAATTAAAAGTATCTCTAAATCTACTTTTTACTGTCTCATTAAACTCCTCATCTAGATGAAACGATACAAAGAAATCCATGGCTTGTAAATGTTGATTAATTAAATTATTCATTATTGGTACATACTTACGTATAATCTGTGCCTTGGCGCCTTTGTCATTTAATATCTCTCTTAATATATCCACGTAATCTTTTTGTTCTACTATTCTGTCTCTTTCAACTTTTGTTTCTTCTAATTTGTTATTCAGTTCATCTAATTGTATTTGTATTTCTTTACCATCTACTTGTTTGTTTTCTAGTAATCTTATTTCTTCGTGTATTCTATTGCTGAATTTGTTTATTTCATCTAAAGAAGTTTCAAATTTAGATATGTCTATATTCAGTTCATGTATCTTTTGAGATACTTTATCCATTTCTGTTAGTCTAGTTTCTGTATTGGCTATCTCACTTAACAATTCTTTCATTCCATCTGATAAAGTTTTTACTTTTTGTTTGGTTGCCTCTATCTTTTGTGTTTTAAAATCTTGATCTATAGGTTGAGTACAAGTAGGGCAGTTATCATTATTTTCAAAAAACTCTAATGTTTTCTGGTGAGTATTTAAATTAGTTTCTATCTTAGCTTCTATTTTAGTTAATTGAGATACTTTCTTTTGTGTCTTATCTTTGTTTTCTATGTTTTGTTTATATACACCTATTTGTTGATTAAGTTCTTCTATCTTATTACCATACACTTTACTATCTTCTTGATTTTTCTTAACTAGTTGTTTTTTACCATCTAGGTCGTTCATATTAAGGTCGGAGATTGCGTTGAAGTGGTTTAACTCTGTCTCGTACTTGGTTTGTATAAGATCAGCACGGTGTTTCATTTCTATTACTTTTTTTGCTAAATCTGATTGTTGACTTCTTAATATCAAATCCATAAGACCAAATACCCTTATGTCTAGGATTTCTTCTACCACTTCTCGTCTGTATCGTGGCTTCATTTTCATAAAAGGTTCATATGAGGAAGAACCAAGTAATACTACTTGTAAAAAAGACCTATAGTTAAGTCTCATTATATTTTGTTCTAGATATTTTTGATAGTCTATACTATTAGCGTCTTGATTCATAAGAACACCATCACAATAGATTTCAAATATGTTTGGTTTTATGCCTCTTATAATTTTATATTCTTTTGTACCTACAGTAAATTCTATTTCTACAACACAATCAGCATTGTTTATTGAGTTTACTATTTGATCTTTTTTAATTATTCTAAATGGTTTGTTGAATAAAACAAAACATAATGCGTCTAATAAAGTTGACTTACCAGAACCATTTGATCCTACAATAAGTGTAGTGTGTGACTTATTAAGTTCAACTTCTATAGGTACATTGCCTGTAGATAAAAAATTCTTATATGATATTTTTTTAAATACTATCACTCACTGGCCTCCGTATATAGTTCTTTTGCAAATTCTTTTAGTTTATGTTTATCTAATTCTGTATCTACTTGATCAATATAGTTACCTAAAAATGTTAGTGTATCTTCTCCTTGATCTATAGTATCTACTCTAACTGTTTGTGTTATATCTTGTGTATCTTCGTTTATTATTAGTTCATGTATATTTGTATTGTTATAAAATCTTTCTACTAGATTGCCATACATTTCAGAGTTTGTTTTTCTATTTACAAATAATTTAACAAAACAATTTTCGTAAGATGATAAATCCAAATTATTATAATTTTCTTTAGTATCATCATATACAAGTTTTTTAAATATAGGCATAGGGTTCTCTATTCGTTCTAGTTCTCTTGTATCTGTATCAAATATATGAAACCCTTTAGGACAATTGTAATCTGACCACATAATTTGATATTGTGTACCTAGATAATAGATAAGTCCGTCATCTGATTTTTTATGAAAATGGCCAGACATTACTTTTTCAAATCTTTTAAATTGTTCTCTATCTAAACCGTGTTCGTTTATAACTCCTCTATGCATTTCAAAACCTTTTATTTCTAAATGTCCCATTGCAATTTGTGATGTAGAATTATCTATTTGATATAGAGTATCTTCCATATTGTCTTCACATATCCAAGGTATTAATAGTATATCTAAACCACCAATATTTACTTCGGTAGCTTTTGTATATACTTTAACATCATCACCTATATTAAGGTTTTGTAAAGCGTTAACTTCGTTTGTGTTTTTATAATATGTGTCGTGGTTACCTAGTATAACATGAGTATCTATACCTAGTTCTTTTAGTCTATCCCAAAACTTTATTTTAAAGTTGTGTGCTGTGTTATGGTTAATAAACTTACGTCTATCAACTACATCGCCTAAATGTACTAAACATTTTATATCGTTTTGAATAAGGTAAGGAAAGAATAACTCCTCGTAAAACTTATTCTGATAGTTTATAAAATGTGGAGAATCATTACGGCAACCAAAGTGTGTATCATTTAGTAGCGCTATCTTCATAATCTTCAAAAAAATAATCTAAACTATTCTTACTTCTTCTTTTCTTCCTTTTCTTTTTACTTTGTTTTATTTCTTCAGCAATTTTTTCTTGTGCTTCCAAAGGTAAGTTTTTTTGTAAATACTCTGTCATTTGATTTTTAAACTCTCTGTCTTCTCCAGGTTGTAGAGCAAAATCATCTAAATTTGATTTACTAATAAGTTTGTGTTTAATTGTCACTTGCTTTTTCTCTTTTTGTATTCTACGTATAAATGCATAGTAGATTATTTGAGTAAAGTAAGCAAACGGATTATTTGATTTTTTACCATCAAAGTTGTCAAGGTATTGTAGACAGTTTTCTATACCATCTGAAATCATGTCATCTTTAAAGGTGTAATTAATAAAATTAGGTCTATATGAAAGGTGATTGGCAATCTTTAAAAAACAAGAACCAAGATAGTTTCCTACTGGTGGTTTAGGTTGTTTTTCTCTCTTTGCTTTACGTACAGACTTTCTATACTGTATCATCGCCTCCAAAAACTCTTTGTTATTTACATAATGTTCTTTTTTTGTTTTTGTTGTCATAATTTAAATATACTACATTTTGTTATTTTTGTCAATGTTTTCCCTAGATGGAGCGGGCTATGAGATTCGAACCCACGACCTACTCGTTGGCAACGAGTCGCTCTACCACTGAGCTAAGCCCGCCTAAAAAAAATTTCGGTTTTTGCCGAAATCAGCATTGACATTTTGGTGATTTTATGTATAATGAACGGTGTAGCCGGTTGATTGAGGATACTCCAGCCTAGTATATTCCTAATGTAAAGTTCCTTCATCATCGTCATCGTAAAAATTCATATTATCATCAAAAATCTCGTTAATCTTTTTATTCGCATTTGTTGACAGTTGTACTTTGGCATGTTTTACTTTGTCTTTTGCCAAAGGTATATCTTCGTATGTGTCAACCACACCTTGATAACTTCTACTCATGGCGTCATTGGCCGTTGTAATAGTCATTATCTTATCTTTCGGGATAGTTATTTGTTCATCGTCTGTATAGGCAGTCCAACGAATCAAAGCAATATAGTCTTTAAATCCAGCCGCCGTAATTTGTGGTACGTATTTAATTTGTAAAGGCCGTTCTATATTGATTGTTTTATTTTTTGGATCTAATTGTCTTTTAGTAAATTCAACAACAGCGACAATATCATCTCCGTTTACCAACTTAATAATCTTAATGTTATTATCTTGTTTCTGGTGCATATTATTATTTATCCTTATTTAACTCTGCCAAGACACAATGAGTGCCTCCTGTTCTTGTTGATATGTCGTAGTTTTCTATTGCTACTTTTTTTAAATAATTTAAATTGTAACCACCCTTGTTAGTATTTCTATGTTTCTCTCCTGGTATATAATCATGGAAAATAATTTTAAAAGTATCAGTAGTTCTTTTTAATATTTCTTCACAATCATAAGTGCCAAGTGAACCATCAACGAATACAAAATCAAAATCATAATGACCATACTCTTTCCAATAATCAGAGCTTTCACAAAAAAATCTGTTTATGTTATCTTCAATGCCAACATATTCAAAAATATTATTTCTGTCAATAGTATATACCTCTGCTCTGTTTGCCACTAAAGCAGTTGTACTTTTACCTGTGCCAGTACCTATCTCTAATATCTTTTTGGCGTACCGACTTTCTTCTAACAAAAATCTAAAATCTTGATCTGAAATCATTTTAGTTCTATGTTGTGTATTTCATAATTAAAATCTTCACTGTTGTAAATATTTATTCTTTCACGAAAGTGTGCAAGTGTATAATTTTCCTTGTCTTTATAACTCATATCGTCTGCTATGTCGTACAAAGTCGCAGCCGATTTATTATCTTTTAATCTTAAACCTCGTCCAATACTTTGTAAATTTCTTATGCGAGATTTAGAAGGACTAGCAAAAATAATGTTATGCAAATTCCGTATATTAATTCCGGTTGAAAAAGTGCCGTAAGAAGCAACAATAATGGCGTTGTCACTTTTCTCCGTAATTTCTCTAATATTTTCTCTATCATCTGTTTCAACTCCTCCATGTACATAAAAAACATTTTTATCTTCAGCCTTTTCTTTTATCATTTCGTATAACTCATTACCATGTTTCTCTACGTATTGAAATAAACATAGAGTATTACCTTGTAAGCTAGAGGCCAAGTTTCTTATGTATTTGTTTCGTTTTTCACTTCTTACTAGGTAATCCATTTCCTCTTGATAATTCTTATCTTTTATCATGTGTCTAATATCTTTGTCATATTGTAATACTAAACATATAATTTTTAATTCTGCTAATTGTTTTTTCTCTTGCAATTCACTTGTAGATACAACTTTATTTACTACGCCAAACAATCCTTCTAACACTAGTTTGTGTGTTTTTGTACCATCTAAAGTACCTGTAAGGCCTACTCTATATTTACATTGTTCTAGTTTAGTCATTATTTTTGTCAATGAAACTGCTTTAAATAAGTGTGCCTCGTCACCTATAACCATACCAAACTGTTTAAACCATTTTTTTGGTTGATTGTATATAGATTGCCATGTAGATATAATAACGGCTTTATTTGTTTCTTTTTCGTGACCTTGATATATCTTATGTACATTATTCATATTCCAGCCATAGTCGCCAAAGTCTTTTGTTAATTGTTCTACTAATGATGTGGTCGGTACTATAATTAAGATTTTCTTGTTTTGTTCTTTTAATCTTAATATATTAAAACGTACTAGTAAATATACTATTAATGATTTACCAGAGGCCGTTGGAGACAACAACATACATCTATTTTTTGTTGTTGCATATATAAATGCCTCTCTTTGATAGTCTCTTATTTCCATAGGTATTTTAAGAGCCTTTGTAAATGCGTCTACTTTTTTTACATCAACCTTTGTATCTGTAATTTTAGTGCCGTCTACTACTTGTATTTTATTATCTTCACACCATTTAAGTATATAAGGATATAAACCGGCATAAATTTCACCAGTTGCATAAGAGAATAATCTTATTTTTCCATCCCACACTCTGTTTCTATAAGCAGGAACAAACTTATAACCAGGTACCTCAAAACAAAAATACTCTGATAACTCTCTACGTATAGAGGCGTCTGCCTCTACCTTGAGGTAAACATCGTTTTTTCTATCTACTATAATGTATCTGATATCTGGCATTACACAAACGAAGGACCGACAATCCAACCTACTAATACTTTTCTGGTACCTTTTGTTATAGGGTGTACTTTATGCCACATAAATGACGGAAAAGTTATAATTGTACCTGTTGTAAATTTATCTGTAAACTTTACGTTTTGATTAATACCTTTAGGATTTGGATTTGCAATTTCAAATTCGCCTCCTTCATAATCTTCGTTTAAACATAAAGTAAAACTTAACTTTCTGATAAAACCATTAGGATATGGATCAGTATGTGAATCTATGTGCCAATCATAGTGGTCATTTTCATTGTATATTGTATATTGAAAAGGCTCAAATTCTTTTAAATCATAATTCCAACCGGCAGATTTATTATGTTCTAATACTATCTTTTCTAAATCTTTGTATAACTGTTGATTTTCCTTTACCCATGCCACGTTAGAGCTTCTATTATCTTGATTACCATCTTGAATGTTGGCCTCTTGTATAGGTAAACTATCTGACTTTTGTATTATCTCATTGCAATATTGTGGAGAAAATTTAGCAATAGATACACAATTGTTATTTTTTAAAAACATTATACAGCACCACTAGTAAATCTCTTCCAGTCTATTGCGTTTTTAATCGTAAATGTTCTATTAGAAATTTGTCTTATTGTTCTATCTAAAAAGTCAACAACTGTTTCTAGATATTTAACTTTTTGATTTAATTTTTGTACGTCTGGATCAGCTTCAATATATTGTGGTACATCAGCCTTTAGTATTTTTAAGTTAAATGGTTTTAATGTATACACAGCTGGATCAGATTTGCCTGTATAATATTCCCACTTTTCTCTTTTGATTGTTCTATATTCATCTTCAGCACGTGTTAATAACAATTTAAATTTTGTTAAAAATTTTACGTACTTGTTATGTAATTGAGGTGTTTTTAAAGATTCTAAATCTAATTCAATATCGTTAATTTTTAAATCTTTATCTGCTAGTTCTTGTAATTGTTCTAAATCCATTATATCTCCACTTGTTCATAATATTACTCAACCTTATTTATTAAGATGTTGTAACCGTTTTTTGTTTGCCTGTTAAAGCAAAATCATATATTTTATATTCAAAAGAAACCGACGCTGTTAAATAGTCAACGTCTGTCGCTTGTTGATTGTATAATAATCCTGATAATGATGTAGGATATACATCACTAAATCTTACTTCTACAACCGAATTGTTTTTATTTGATAACACTGATAAAGTAGCGTCTGAATATAAACCACCTGTTTTTGGTGGTGCGTATTTAGTTCTACCTGCGTCACCTAATACATTGCTTGTACTACCTGGAAATCTATCATTACCACTAGTTAATGTATTTTGAAATTCTTTATGATCTTCAGGAAAGCCTATACCTCTCAACCAACCATGTATTTCTTGATAGTTTTCTAAATTTTCATCTACTAAAAAGGTCATAGTTAAACTTTCATAATTTAATTTATCTCCTGGCAAAGGTATATCTTTTAACATTGTTTGTTGTACAGGTGTTCCTGCTAATGATATTCCTGGTATATTAACTGCCGTACAAAAGTATTCTGTTTTTGGTAGTTTTAATATGTTAAATTTAAACTGCGTTGGACTTGCATAGTCTAACTTTGTTGGTTGTCTAGATTTTAAAGTTGTCATATTACTATTTATTAGCGTCCTTATCTACTTCTTCCCACTCTTTTTCAGTAGCCACTTTCTCTAATTCTTTTTCATTTTCTGTCAAAACCATTGATTTAGTTTCTGCCTCATTTAATTTTTGTTCAATGTTTTCAAGAGGATTAGGCTCTTGTGGATCAAATATACCAATATAACATATAAACAAAAATAAAGCAACAACCTTAATACAGATTATTACTACTAACATTGCTAAAATTGATCTTAATAAGTTCTTCATTGATACATCTATTTAGGTTATTTTCTTTCCCATATCTTTAATTTACCGCCTTCGGCCACTGTCATTTCTTGTTTACCTTGTTTTTTATTGTTTCTACAAGTATCCCAACAAGCAAAAGGACCTCTATTGTGTTCTAATGACTCGTAAAAAGCTTGCCAATGATCATTACTCAATATGTCATTTACATGATTATGATCTTTAAGATAACTGTTTTCCGCTAACCTTTTAAACTCTGGATCGTTCATCATTCTTTCTGTATCGCAATGACAACAAGGTAATACTTGTCCTCTATTAGTGACAGCTAAATTCATATCTCCATCAAAACACATAGGTTTTATTTTAACATCGGTTTTGATATTGTTTTCTTCGTCTGATATTACGTTATAGTTCTCATCATATAATTTAGTATGAGAATTTTCTATATCTCCTCTTTCTGTATATTCACTTACGTGTGGAAAATTAAATTTAATCTTGTTCTTTAAACTCATTTACTTCAATCCCTTTTTTCTTTTTAGGAGCTAATTTATCAGGCTTTTTATTTTCCCACCTACCACTATTTATTACGTTAAATATAACGTCTATTTCTTCAGCCATTTTCATAGCAGTTTCTACATCTTGTTCATTATAATTAAAAACAATAAATTGCCATATAGGTTTTTTGTTTAATATCTGTCTAGCCATTTTTAATCTTTTAAAATGTAGTTCACCGTTTTGATGTACTCTATACTTGTGACTATCTTTAGGCAATCCATCTATACCAAACCACCATTGTGAATCAACATTGGCTTCAAATGCTTCTTTAAACCATTTGTCTGATTTAAAACTAGAGGCAGTATGTACTTGACTTATCAAATCTTTTCTTTTTATTATTTTTAAAAATTCAATAAAATTTGGGTGGTGTATTGGATCCGAGTATTGACCACAAAATTGTATTCTAGCAAAATAATCTGTAATTTTTTCAAACTCATCTATAGTTATATCTCTGCCTGGTATAGGTTTCTTTTTTAAACCACCTTTACCATCACTTTCATATGTTTGTCTAGCACAACGTAAACACTCTAACGGACATCTATGAGATAAATCTAAATTAACTTTGTTTGATATGAATTTTTTATTTCTATTAGGTAAGTTATCCCATGTTTCTTGGCCAACTTCCATGCCTTTAATGATTTTATGATTGCCTAATATAATTGTTTTTTCCATATCACTATTTAGGCAGCCAAAAAAAAAGGGGACCGAAGCCCCCTTTTTTAAATAAACGTTTAAACAACGTATTACATGATGTTTGATACTTTAACTTTTTGGTAGTATCTGTTTGAATTTGGCGTACCTGAATCAGTCACACCAGAAACAGCACCTGATACAGCACCAGTTTCAGCAAATGGGTTCGCAACTAAACCGTATCTAGTTTTGAAACCAATTTTTGGTTGGAAAGTATCTTGACCAACTGCTCTCACCATTTGTAGTGGAACATATGGACAATAGAACATACCAGCGTCATAAGGTGAAGTACCTTTGTAACCAACAACGTAGTATTGGCTAGCGCTTGAGTTTGCACTATATGGATCAATGTATACTTTGAATCTACCGTTTAATACACCAGCGAATGTTGAACCAGTGTCATCAACGTTTAGATTGTTGTTTAAAGCAGGCGTGTAATCTAAAACACCAGCCATTTGAAGAGCAGAAGCAACGTCAGCAGAACAAATGATCATGTTCCCTTTACCTCTTCTCGTTCTTTGAGCGATTCTGTTTGCGTCTCTTTCCAATTGGAACATAAGACCTTTGAATCTCTCAACAGACCATCTACCGTTTGAGTCAGTATCTAAATCAAAGATACCTGCAGTAGTTGTGTTTGTAGCAGCGCCTTTTTCTGAATTGATGTAAACTGATCTTACAACTTCTCTGTTGATCTCAGCTAAGATTTCAGCAGATAGAATGTTTGCTAGTTCAGTTTCAGCGTCTAAACCGTGGATTGCTTTTAAATCTTGAGCAAGTTCCATAGTGTATTCTGCTTTAAGAGCTCTGCTTCTTGCAGTCACTGTAGTTTTCTCAATTGAGAAAGCCATTTCAGCAAATGCGTTTGAAGTAGAATCACCTAATGCCTCAGCAGCAGCTGTAGTCATACCTTGACCTCTAGTGTACTCGCCAGCAGGAGAGTCGTTAAGTACAGATGGATTAGTTCCTCTGTGCTCTGTCACTCCGTCAGCAGTCACTGAATCACCAGCAGCATTTCTAGATGAGTAATCAGTATCAGCTTCGTCAAATAGCGCTTCTCCGCCAGTTGCTGAAGTGTATCTTGATCTCATTGCGAAAATAAGGCCAGTTGGACCAGTCATTGGTTGAACACCTGCGATATCGTAAGCGATAAGGTTAGGCATTGCTCTTCTTACTAGTGAAATCAAAATTGGATCCCAATTTGAAGTACCAGCAGTATTGTTTGTAGGAGCAGCTTCATTTAAGAATGCGCTGTCTTCCTTCATTGCTCTTTCTTGGTTTTCCAAGACAGTAGCGGTAACGGCACGTTTGTAAGAGTCGCTGATTTTTGGTAAATCAGGATGCTCTAAAACTGGCTGCCATTTTTTTTCGTATTGTTCTGATAAATACATGTTTTTTATCTCCCTATTATTTGTTAGACAACTTTATGTTTTTAGTTTGACTTATAGCGGCACTATAAGCAGCCATTGCATTGCTTAGGTCCTCAGGTTGAGTTCCTTCGCCAGTCGCTACTTCGTCTATACCGTCACCAGAAACGTCTTTAGATTTGAAATAACTCTCTTTAATAGTAGTTATTTTTTGTCTGTAATCTGCTTCTGTTGAATAATCTACTTCTTCAGCAAGTTTGTTAAATTTTTCTTTTGCAGTTTCAGTTAAGTCTTTAGCCGCTTCCATTTTAATTTCTTCAGCTTTGTACTTATTTGATTGCTTAGATAGTTCAACATTCTTCTCAATAGACTCGTCTAACTTTTTCTGTAGTTCGTCTATTTTAGAAGCTTGATCTTCAAGTACATTATATTTTTCGTCTGGAACATTTATGTAATGATCTTCAAATAATTTTTTAAGACCACTGATAAAGTCCTCAGCGATTTCGCCTTTGATTCCTCTTTCAAGAGCAAGTTCGTTTTCTTTCATCCATTCTTCTACCACGTATGATAGGTAAGAATCAACTTTTTCAACTAACTCAGCTTTTGCTGTAGAGGTCTCTTCCTCGAATCTTTTATTGTAATCTGCTTCCATGTCTTCAGCAATTTCTTTTACTTTAGATTTGATTGCTGTTTCAAAGATAGTAGCAGCTTTGTTTTTAAATTCTTCAGATAAGTCTGTTTGTCCAGCGATAAGAGCGTCAACGTGTTCTTTAACGTCAATCTCTTTTTCAGATTTTTCTTCAGCTTTAACTTCTTTGTCGTCTGCTTTAGAATCTTCCATTTTTTTACCGTAGCCTTCTTTTTTGTCTTGATGTTTTTTCAAAGCGTCAAGAGCAGCTTTCGGCATTTCGCCTTCTTTCACAGTTTCTTTATCTTCCGATTTAGTTTCTTCGCTAGACTCTTCTTTTAGTTTAGGCATTGCGTCAGCAGCACCAGCACTTTTTTGTTGAGCGTCGCCAGAAACTTGATTTGTAGATTTAGCAGCGTCCGGGTTACTGTCTGTAGGTTTAACTACAGCCGCACCTAAATCCTCAGCATCGTTTTTCAGATGTGTAGGTTCAGCTGCAACAGCATTTTTCTTCGGAAGATCAGCATTAGGATTAGCAGTGTTTTCTGCTACCTCTTTTTGATCTTTTACTGCCTCAATCTTTTTTTCTATTTCGGCCATTGAGAAATCTCCTTATTTTTTTTATTTAACTAGTTATAAATTCTTGTAGTACTATTTATAAAACTAGAGTTTTTTAAGAAACTTTTGAAAGACATCAGCCTTAGCTTCTGCTAAAGCAAGTCTTTTCGCAGCTTCCACGTCACGTTTCCAAGACTCTATGTCTTTTTCAACGAGAACGCCATTGTTCCATACCCATTCTTTATTTTCCATAATGCCTTCAACGAAAGCGTCTGGAGCGCTTGGATCTGCAACAATGTCAGCGGCTGTAGCTAAATAAAAATCTCTACCTACATAATTAACACCACCTCTTTGAGATAAAGAACCCATACCTCTAGATGATACTCCTAATTGAGCACCCTCGTCAATAAGACCTTTTACAATCTTACCGTAAGGTGTATTCATTATCTTTGCTTCACCAATAAAATTAGTGCCATCTGGATATAAAGAAGTAATCATATGACTTACTCTCTCTAGATTTACTGTTGGACTGTCTGGATGTCCAAGTTCACCAAAGGCTCTTTTTTTATTAATAAATTCTGCGTTATATCTTCTTACTTCTTTCTCTAAAATCTCTTTTTCATAAACTCGTCCATTTCTATTTTTGATTTCAGATTGTAGGAAGACTCCTCTAATTTTGTAATTTTTTTTACCGTTAGTTTCTTCTACAAGATACTCGGCGTTTTGTACTTCTTCGGATATTAATTTCATAAATTCCCTCTGTTTTTCTCTACCGTATATTTATAAAGGTTTTTACCTAAACTCTGCTATAATTGTGTAATTATCTCCACTTGCAAAGTTTTTAGTAGATAGTAATACATCACCTGTAGGCGATGTAGAATTGTTAGGAATTTCGTTTCCTGGCGTTCTTAAATCCCAATAACCGTTGCCTGATAATAAAACCATAGTTGCATTTATAGTACCGTCCCATAATAACTCAACAGCTGCCTTGTTATCGTGAGTGTTTATTGAGTACCATATCTTACTTAATTTTCTATTACCATCTTCGGTCATAAAAGTTAAAGCGCTAGCGTCTACTTTTTTAACAGTAGTTTCACCTGTGCCGTCTGAAACGTTTGTTAATTTAACTACATACTTGATACCTGAAGTATCTGCTATTGTTTGTGTTGTTACCGTGTCTGCCATTTATTCTCCCATTTTCTCTAAATGTTCACTTATCTCATCATCAAAGTATTGTTCTAATGCTTCTTTTTCTATTTGATTAAGAGTAGCAACATTATCTAATGCTTCTTCAAATTTGATAGGTAAGTTTTCTGCGTTAATACTTTCATCTTTTTCAATAGTTGAAAAGACTTCTTTCACTGCTGTTTGCATAACAGGTGTTAAACTGTTAAAAGCATTGCTGTCAAATAGTTTATTGTTTTCCACAATGTCACTAACTCTTATCATATTATTGTTCCGTTGCTGGTGCTTCTGCTGGTGTTTCTACCTCTGCTGGTGCTTCAGGTTGTGTTTCAATAGTACTTGCTGTATCAGCTGATGGCTCTGCTACTTCAGGTTTTGTTTCTGCTGATAATTCTTCAGCTGATTTACCGTCTGTACCATCGGCATTTGTAATTGTACCGTCTTGATTAAATTGACCTGGTGTTGCAACTTGTGGTTTGTTATCACTATGAGGCATTGCTTGACCATTAAACATAGCACTCGCCATGTCTTTTCTTCTTTGATCTAATGCGTCACCTACTTTTGATCTTAATGCGTCTTTAAATGCGTCACCGGCTTCAGCGCTTTTTCCAGCACCTAATTTGTCTATAAAGTTTTTTACTTCACTACTCATTTTTGTTCTCCATTAATTTATTATAACTCCTCACTATCAACAACCTGATTACCAGGACTTGATATGATTCCGTTATCTATTTCTGTTTTGATTTGTTTGTCTATTTTCTCTATATCAGCGTCGCTCTGTTTCAATATATTTTTTCTAACATATTCAACAGAGAAATATTTACCAACATAGTCTCTAACGTCATTTGCTAATTGTATTCTATCTTTTAACATTTCAGCTTGCTTTAATTCTGCAAAGTGACCGTCTTGTAAAAAGTCATAGAATATATTATCTCTGATCATTGGCCATTCTTCTTCGGCTATAATCTGTTTTAAAACTAGTTGAGTTCTTAAAATATCATTAAATAATTCAATAAATTTCTTTCTTAATCTTTGAACAAATTTAGTAAATTTTAATTCGTCTCTAGTTATTTCTGTTGATCTTCCTAAATTAAATCCACTAGAAGCTTCAAGTCTACTTGATGGTACGTTTAGTGATCTGTATAGTTTACTTCTAAAGTATTCTATATCAGTAATCTCACCTAAATTCTGACCACCTGGTAAAGTAGAAATATCTGTACCTCTACCACCCTCTCTACTTGGTAACCAAAAGTCTTCTAACATTGACATATAATTTCTATCGTCTCTGATTTCACCAGTAGCTGCGTCATATACAAGTTTGTTTCTGTATCTTGCCATAACGTCTCTTAAATATTGTTCAGCTTTCATTTTAGGCAAATTACCAACATCAATTTTGAATATACGTCTTTCAGGTGCTCTTGCTATTCTGTAAATAACAGCAGCGTCTTCAATCATTCTTAATTGATTAACTGGTTTAATTGCTTTATGTAAATATGATAAAATTATATTTTTATTCTGATCTATTAAACCTGATGGACAAAATGCGATAGTATCTACAGCAATTTTAATACCTTGTAAACTAGCGCCACCTACACCTCTTTCATTATACAAAAAATACTCCATAGTTTCGTCTACTAAATTTGTAGCCGATGGAGCCACACCGTCAGGTCTTCTCTTTCTTACTTCTCTGATTTTTTTGATTTTCCGAGGATCAAGATATTTTAATTCTGTAATACCTTTCTTTCCTGTTTCTGTATCAATTATTTTTTGATAGTATATTCTACCATCTACATACCATCTTCTAAAGATGTCATGTCCTCTAGTATTAAATTGTAATAGTCTTAATACTTCAGAAAATTCTTCTTCTATTCTTCTCTTAATATCCCTACCGTAAGGAACATTATTTGTATTTAAATTTACAGCCTGTCTATTTTCATTAGCAACGATAGCCTCATTGATTATATCTTCAATGGCCATATCACATTCAGGATGTATTGAAATTTCTCTATATCTTCTTATTAAGTCCGCTTCAGTCTTAGCGTTCCCTTCCATGTCAAGATGAGACGCAAAATACCCTCCAGCGGCTACAACTTGTGTGCCGTCTTCGGCTTGAGGTGTACTAAAACTTTGTTTCGGATCGGATTTAGGTTTTTCTCTTGTAATCTTAAATCCAAAAAACTCTGCCATAATTTAACTCCTTTTATTTCCTTTTACTACTTATAATAGTTTTAAGAAGGCGGTTTTGAGGCCGCCTCCTAATTTTGTGTATTACGTTGTAGTGTTTGTTTCAAAGTATTGATACTCAAACGTCACGCCAAAAGTTTCTATTTCTGTCGTTTCGCCCATACTTAAATCAATACCACCGATCTCTGTCGGAAATAAACCTCTCAAAGTATACGATTTAATGTTATTACCATTTCTGTCAAGATGATCTACAAATGCGTCAACTTGGTAATCAACTGGATTAGTTAATCCCTCGTTATCAGTCATGTTATTGATACCATTCTGCCATCTTTCAAATGCATTTCTTAATTTGAAATTTGTATCGTTTAGTACCGTAATTGACCATGACGGAATTGTTCGGTCACCTGCAATTTTAATTGCTCTACCTCTAAATGGAACGTTGATATTAGCAACGGTCATACTTGGTATAGATGTAGCTGTACATAAAAATGCTAAGTCTTCTATTTCTCCACCAACTTGTGCGTAACCAGGAAAAGGCATTGTTACCTTAAACTGATTGGCTCTAGCGCCACCACCTGCAAGTTTAGCTTTGAAATCGTTAATGTTTGCCATTTTTTATTTCTCCTCTATTAACCTGCAACCTCTTCAAAAGAGACGCCTGTTCGTGTTGCGATGAATTGTAAAGTGATAAAGTTAATGCTTCTAGCAGGTTTAATGAAAATCTCCGCTATAAACTCGTTTCTATCAATTACTTCACCTGTGTTGTTAGTTTCATCACAAACTACTAAAAAGTCTGTGATCCCTCGTCTACCTTGTACTTCTCTTAAAAAAGGCTCTACAATGTTTCTAAAGTTTGCTCTTGTAAACTCATCGTTAAACTCAAACAATTGAAATTTAGAAGCAGTTGAGATTGCCTTCTCTAAAACTATAAACAGTCTTCTTACATTGATTCTATCAAATGCTGAAGGAGCAGATAATCCAGTTTTGTCACCAAACAATACTGTACCTTGACCTGGGAATGTAACCACTGGGTTAACTCTCGCTTTGTACAATTCGTCTCTTTGTGATTTACTTGGATTGTATGCTAACTTAACAGCGCCTCTGATAACACCTCTGTTTAATCCTGCTGGAGAAAACCAGCTGTCTGCGATTAAATCTGTTCTAGCAGAAAGACCAGCCATATCACCATTTAATGGTACAAATCTGTATACGTCATTGTATCTGTCGTATTGATATTTGTAACCACTATCTAACACTACGTAAGATGAAGAACGAATACCGCTCATAAATGCTTTAACGTTTTGTGTTTGTGTGATTGAAGAAGCTATATTAACTACATCTGCTCTCTCTGGAGATACGAATGCGATAGCGTCTTTTCTGTTCTCTGCTAATGTTATTAGGTCGTCAATGTGAGTAGCGTTGCAAGCTCCACCAATGATTAGACCAACATCAACTGTTTCTGCGTCTGCAAATTTTTCGTAAGCAGTTTTTATTTCGCCAACTGTTGCTGTTGAACCATTAGCTCCATTTATTAATGAATCAGTTTTTGGTGTATCAACTGCTGTGAAAGTTGTTCCTGCAGCTGCTGAACCATGGTTTGATCCTGAAGCATGATGATCCATCCAATAGATGTAATTTGACTTGTTGTAAATTACGTCTCTTACATAGTTTGAATCACCTTGTGGTGTTTTTGCGTCTGAAGCTTTTGATACTCTATCGTAAACTTCAATTACTTCTCCTGTTTTACCTGTGATACTACCGTCTTCGTCTACTACGACAACGTGCATTTCATCATTTACACCTGATTTAGTAGCAGCGTAAGGAGATGTTCCTGGTGCTCCTGAAACAAATTCATGGAACTCCCAAAATCTTCTTACGTTTGCACCGTTAGCAGGTACTTGATGTAAACCACCTTGTAGTGTATCCGCTCTAACGAAAGTAATATCATTAGTAGCTACGTTTGTTATTTTATATTTTCTACCATCATAATCTGTTCCAGCGGAACTCGTTGAAAACTCAACGATATCGCCAACTGCAAAACCAGTTCCTGATGTTAACGTCACTGTCGTATGACCAACGGCCATAGCAGAATCGTTTACTGTTGTTTTTGCGTCCTCTTGGAAACCTGTTGCGCTGTGACAAGCAGAAACTTTAAGGCTGTTGCCCCAAACTCCTGCTGTTCTAGCTGCCCATTCTCCGACAGAACCTTGACCAGCATTGTAATTATCCTGGTAGTCTTGTGTATTTTTGATAGCAATTGCTGAACCTGAAACGGCTGCGTTTGCTAAACCAGTATTTTGTACTCGTACTACTCTTAATGCGTTAGAATATTGTAAGAAGTTTGCAGCTGAAAAAAACGCTTCAAAATTACTTGAATCGGGTTTTCCAAAAACACTTACTAACTCTTGTTCACTAGAGATTGATGTAATCTCATCTAAAGGACCTTTACGGAATTCTCCAGCAAAAGCGCCTATTGAAGTTGATACAGCAGGAATGATTCTAGTTAAGTCTCTTTCCTGTACAAGAACACCTGGTGATACTTGAAATGCCATAGGTTATTCTCCTCTTTAATTAGCTAATTATTAATATATTATAATTCACAACTTTGTAAGTTTTCTTACATCCATATTTAAAGCCAGTACAGATATTTATAATAACCTAGAAATAGACTATTGCCCTTTTCTAGAGACAGGAAACCATCTTGTACCATATTCATCTACTGTTTCCTCGTCTTCAGGATCGGTCACACCATCGTCTACAAATCCGAACGGTGCCATATCCTGCTCTATTAAATTTCGTTGTTCCTCGTACATTTTTTGACGTGCATTTGTATTAGTCAACTCTTTAAAATAAGGTTGATTAGACAACCAACCAAATATAACTAAACACATCATTAAGTCATCATTTGATCCGTCTTCAGCCTGCCAACTTTGGCCTCTTTTAGTAAACGTTGACATCTCCTGAATAATGTTAAAATCATTAACAACTATCTTATCTCCTTCTACCAAAGTCTTTAGATTAGAACAACCAACTTTCTTAATTGCCTTTGTCATACGAACACCTATAGATGAACCACGACCACTATACATAGCGCCTAATATTTGACCAGCACGGCCTTTTTGAGTAGTCATTAGTATATTAGGATATTCAATCTCAAACTGTAAAGCTTCTGCAACTTGTTGACCTATATCGTTTACCTCTGTTAATATATGTGCCTCATTATAATTCTTACAAACTTTAGATATTATATTAGGAAATACAAAAGGTTTAATTTCATTACTTCTATATTTGGCTACAACTTTATAAGGCATTTTAGTGACATCAAATATTATAAAAGCAGAATAATCTTTATCTACACCACGTGATACATCAACTGAACAAACGTAAGTATTACCTTTGATTGCGTCTTCATATATGTCAACTCCTTGTGCCGATTTAATTGGCGTCATGTAAGGTGTTGATTTTATTTTAGCAGCTGATATTAAAGTATTTACAGAACCTAAAAATTCACACTCAAACTCTTGTTGAAATTGTTCCTCACTTGTATTACGTATTGTTTGTTCTTTCCATTTTTCATCACGGCCTGGTACCTCACTCCAATGTACTTCAATTGGATTGTAATCATTTTTTTTATTGATAGCATCCATCCAAATCTTATAGTACATATTCATACCATAAGGCGTAGATACAATAATCATTTTAGTTTTTGTACCAGCAGATATTGTAGGATAAACTGAACTAAAAAACATTTCGGCAATATTAGTAGGTACGAAAGCAAACTCATCAAGAAATATAATATTAAAAGAACCACCTCGGATAGCACTTGATGATGTAGCAGCCGCCACAATAGTTGACTTATTTTCTAATTCTATATTACCTTTGTTCCAATTTATTACACCTTGTTGTAACCATTTTGGTAAGTTTTCATATGCAAGTTGTAATCTACCTAATATATCTCTTGCTGTTGAGGATTTGTTTGCTAGAATAGCAATATTACTATTAGGATTAAATAATGCAAAATGCAACAGATATGAAATTGTTGTTGTTGATTTACCTGATTGTCTTGGTAGTTTACAGATTGTAAATCTGTTATCGTGAATAGTCTCAACAATTCTCTTTTGAAAATCGTACATATTAAAAGGCACTAAACCCTCATCAAGAGATACAATACGGATATATTTTTCCATAAAGTATATTGGATCGCCAGCACACTTTTGATATTCTACTATTTGTTCTTGTGTGTATTCAACAGGAGTATTAACCTTTTTAAGGTTAGGATTCCCTAAATATGCTTCACTCATTTTCTACTCCTTTTCGGGAGTAATATTTTTTTCAATTGTTTCATCTTCTTGTTTTCTGTTTAACATTTTCTGCAACTCGGCAGTTGATCCAACAAAAAGAGCATTTTTTACGTTTGTATTTGCAGTCTTTGGTACCTGTTTTAAATCTTTTAATTTTTTTTGTAAATCTTGTAATTTATCTACAGTAGCACCAACCTGTCCAATTAATTGACCGGCAACTTCATATGCTCTAGGGTGTTGGCCTTCTTTTGCAATTTCTAATATTCCTTCAATAGCTTCATTACCTTTATCTATTAGATTATAATAACTATCTCTACTATAAGAGTAATCTTGATTAATATCTTTTTCTGTTTTTACTTCAACATCACCTTTTGGTCTTTCCACAGGTGGTTGAAACTCTTTGGCTTCTTCTACTTTTTCCGTAGACTCAATTCCTAAAATCTCATTTACTTTGTCTTCTAAATTTGCCATAATTATTCATCACTACCTGTTGTTGTATTATATTTTTTACCATCTGTAAAGTTTTGTACAGTTGTTGTAAATCCAAAATCATCTGTCACATCAGCTGTTGGTGGATTAGGTATAACAGTTATTCTTTCCTCTCTAGGAGTATTAACTGTATCTGTATCAGCATATAAATCTGATTGTACTTTTTTGATAACACCTTGATTAGTTGTAGGACCAAACAAGTATGTTTTCGCTGTAAAATTCATTGTATATATTACTGCTCTTCTATTTGTAAAAGCACCATCATAACTGTCCTCATAATTTATAGTATTTAAAATAATAGGCACGTCTCTTTTCATTCCCATTTCAGGTAAAACATTAACTGTTACCGTATAGTCTGGTTGAAAGAAAGGTAATATTTGTTCTACTATTTGTAAACCATTTTCAGCAGTTGCTGTAAAACAATAAACATTTAAACTTATATTATATGGTACAGGCGTCCAATTAAAAGACGCTTTTTTAGAATCATCAAAAGTTGTTTGTGATGTTTCTAATAATGGATATTCAGCATTACCTGTTGCTGTGTTTGCTTCTTCTAACATAATAAAACCACTATCATCTTCCATTGCTATTTGATCCATTAAAGCAACTCTTTGATCTCTAGTTAGTGGTGTTTTTTCATGTTTAAATTTTTGCATTCTAGTTAATTTCCTAGATGGATCATAAGATAAACCTGATATCTCAAATCCCATTCTAGGTAAAGTGACTGCAAATGATCTGTCGTTTAATTCTGCTTGTTGATCTAAACGAACTAAAAACTTTTCTTTAGGTGCATATGCTAAAGGCACCTTTATTCTTTGTAATACGGCACCAGTATCCTTATTCTTACTTTCAATAACTATATTATTAAATAGTTGACCGAAAGCAATAATAATCTTTCTTAATCCTTCATTATAAAACGGTGTGCCGAACATTTATTATTTTTCCTTTGTTTTATGAGTCTTGCCTGAATTTTTGCCTTTTTTAAAAACATAGTCCATTGTGCCGTGAGCACCAGAAACTACTTCTTTTTTTAAATTTTTAAACAACTCCATATTTTTTATTTTTTTGGCTTGTTTACTGGCATAAGACATTAATAATTTTACGTCTCTCATACTTCATCTACCTCCCCAAATGGATTTCTTTCTGTGAAATCTAACACGTCATCTGCTACAGTAGCTGTATCAAAGCCAGCTGCTGTATCTAAATCCAGATTTTGTGCATACGTTGATTGTGTTTGAACTGTAACCTTTGTACTATCATAACTTTCGTTAATCAAGAAGTTAGCATTTCCTGAAGATGTGTCGTCTTGTTCAAGTTGAATAGTACCTTTGCCATCTTCTAGATGTATTCTATCTACTAATAAGTTTGTAGAATAAGCTTCATCTTTGTCATCAATACCTTGAACGCCTGTGTCTAATCCTTCGTTTGAGTATTCCCAACGTGTAACCCTTAATTTATAAACTGGTAAATTTCCTAATTGAAAAAATGGCTCTTGATCTTCAACAAATTGAATTTCAAAAAAACTATTCATTAAAGGAAAATATAAAATATCTCCTTCGTTTGGTCTACCTTTTACATTTAATTCTGTTCTAACGTCTATCTTATTATGAAAACGTCTTTTAGATACCATCAATGTAGTATCTTCTCTAATTTCTAATCCAAACTTATTGATTAATTCTTGTTGACCAGCAAATCCTTCAGTAGTCTCAAAATACATTTCAATAGGAAAAGCATTTTTAAATTTACTATTAACATCTTCGCCTAATACTAAATCTCTATTTACAATATCTCTCGGCATATAGTAAATTAAATTACCATATATTTTTAATCCTTCTATGATTAAATCTTCGTATAGATATTTTTCGGATGCATTTCCGATGCCATCTCCGTGCTGAAAGTATGGATTCATTACTACCATAATTGTTTACCCTATTATGAAGTTATGAGGCTCTTCAAACGTTGTACGTATTTCTGTTTCTAATTTTTCACACTCTTGTAGTGATTCAGAATATATTTGGCCTCCGTTAAGAGTCACACCACCCACCATAGCAACGCCGTTGAATTTAGATAGGTTTGCTCCCCATTGTTTTTTAAATAGTGTTGTGACATATCTTTTTAACCATTGGTCATTATATACATCTGTAAATGTTTCTGGATCTAATTTTCTAAAACAATCTATTACTAAAAATTCACCTACTTGTAAATCTTCTTTCCAATCCATATCAATGAATAATTTATTATCGTTTTGATTAAATCTTAATGGCTTTTCACCTACTAATATATGATCTAAAAAATCTAATTGTCTCATTACTATATCATAATTAACTACCGATGTTGAAGAAAAATCATAGAGATCATTTAGTCTCATTTGATATCTTACATCAAATAAATTCAAACTTCCTTTACTTGAAAAAGGAAATATATTAGTGACAGATATAACTGATTCAGGAACTACTATGTAATTTTGATTTTCTTTCCATGTTGTAGTTACCGAGTTTTTAGTTTGTGACTCTGATACGTCTCCGTTAGTCACAATTCTATCATAATCTGATTGTGTATATTGATATTTTAAATAACATCTTCTTATTGCATTCATGTGATATTGAGAATAATATTGTAAAGCTTCATCAAGTCTATCCTCTAATTGATCATTGTCAACGTTAATTTCTATAACAGGTTGACCTAATGCTCTTAAAGCGTATTCTTTTAACTGTTCTCTTGTTGTTGGTGTTGCCATGTTTATATTTATCCCTTAATTAACTTGTTGTTCCGTACATAGTTTTTAATACGTTACCACTTGAATCTTTAATTTGTATATTTGTTGTGTTATTAACTGTACTTAAAGTTATGTCACCATCTACATCTAAACTTGTACCATTTATTAACATTAATTTATCGGACTTCCATCTTCCTGTAATAGCATTAGAGCCTGCTTTTTTATGTGTAAACTCTAGTATGCCATCTTCGCTACCATCACTTGCATCCGAAATTTTTGCTGTAATTTTAGCATATATTATTTCTTGATCGGCGTCATTTTCACCTTTGAATTTTATTTGTCCTAGATAATCTGCGTCACCAGGACTTGAGCTGTTTCTTTTTAATGTTATAACAGGACCAGCTGTACTTGAATCTTCTGTTGTTGTGATTAATAATGAATCACTTAAAGTTGTATTGGTTAAACTTGCAACGCCAGTAATTGATACTCCATTACTTGTTGTTTCTAGTTTTGCTGAATCTTGATAATGCAATGTCACGCCATAACTATCATTGGCGTATATATGTTTTAAACCAGAACTATTTGAAAGGTTAAAGTTTGTACTCTGCATATAAATTTGATTGCCTTGTACATCTTTAATAACACTACTTGATCCATCGTGGAGAATTTCAAAATCATTACCTGTTCCAAGTACTATACTTTCATTGTCTGCAAGATCAGCTGCTCCTGCTGAACCAGTATAACCAATAGCACCTTGTGATCCTGTAAATCCACCTGTTAATGGTTGTAATTCCCACGCCTCACCATTCCATCGCCAAGTACGTGTACCTAAATTATACGTGTCATTTGTTGACGGACCAGTCGGAAAATTTATTGTTGGCATATTATAATTCTATCCTTTTAAGTTTCTCGTTCCACATATTTATAATATTTATACTAACTTTAGGACAGCTATTTTCCAATAAAAAACCCCCGGAGACGAATCGCCGGGGGTTAATCTTTTTCTTTGATTACTATAGATTATTAAGCTTTAACAATCTTAAGCGTGTGAGTAGCCGCTGTGGTTACTGAACCACTTGGAAACTCTTGCGCTCTGTAGTCATCACCGTTAACTTGTCTAGTTTGGTAATTAGATCCATCAAGTACAGTGTTAGCCATACCAGATCCTCTTGTAGTACCTGAACCATTAAAGTTATATCTAATAGTATATCCGTCTGTTGAAGCACTTGCAGTCGCTCTAATCCACTCTTGACACAAAGTATCAAAAGATGAACCAGTTTGTTGTAAGTGATTTGATCCGTCTATATTTAATAGATTGTCGTATGATGAAGTAGCACCATTTACTCTATGCAAATAGTAGCTAGTAATCGTAGTCGGGTTATCCAACGCATGATCACCGATTGAACCTGAAGCATAAGCGCCAGTATTGGCTCTTGTGTCTACAAATATCGGTGTGCTTGAACCACTAACTTCAGTCGCACCTGATTCAGAGGCGTTAGACGATACAAAATATGTACCACCTTGTTGTGTGCCTGTTGAACCACTTGTAAGTAAGTCAATAGCAGGATGTAAGAACGTGTCCTTAATATCTGCTAAAGGCATAGCATGGATTTCACCACCACTTGTGTAGTAAACTGGCCATGTTGTACCTGTGTCAGCTGTCGGTGTAACCGAAGCAACTGATTGACTAACTTTATCATAGTTGACTGTTACCGTTTGAGGATCTTGTGTAGTACCTGATCCTGGAAAAGACGAAGCCGATGTTGAAACCGTACCTGCCTTTAACCTAGTATCAGTGATTGTTCCTAAAGAACCACCTGATCCTACTACTGATAATGTCACTGACGGCGATTGCGAATATTGATAAACAATATTATCTACAACAGCGTCAACTTGAGCTGAAGTCATTTCAACTAGATTTCCCGAGCTATATACTAATGGGTTTCTTGTTGCCATAATTTATTTCTCCTTCTTACTCTACTTCTTACGAAGCGTTTCCTATGATTGTTTTTAAAGTTGTGCCTGAACTGTTTTTAATCAGTAAAGTCACTGCTGAACTAAAGTTAGATGAATCGATTGTATCTACTTGATCACCTTTTGATCCTGTAAATCCAACAACACCTTGGTTAGCTAATTCAACCCATTGTACACTGTTACCATCGTTGTAGTAAAAGTATTGTACACCAGTTGCGTTATCTACCCAAATATCTCCTTCTCCTACACCTGAAGTTGGCGGTGAAGCTGAAGTTGTGATATCAAGATTACCTTCAGATCCAGTGTAACCAATGTCACCTTTAGAACCTGTGAAGCCAGTGTCCCCTTTAGAACCTGTGAAACCTTTTGATCCAGTGAAACCAATGTCTCCTTTAGAACCAGTGTAACCAATGTCCCCTTTAGAACCTGTGAAACCTTTAGAACCTGTAAAACCAATGTCACCTTTTGATCCTGTGAAACCAATATCACCTTTTGATCCAGTGAAACCAGTATCCCCTTTAGAACCTGTGAAACCGATTGTACCAGAAAGGTCAGATACGAATGAGTATGCTGAACCGTTCCATAGGTATAATCTAGAATTTTCTGAGTCAGTTAATGACCCGTTTTCAATGATAGCAAATTCACCAGTCGCAATGCCTGATGGAGATGTATCTGCTGATAAGTTAGCAACACTTGTATAAGTCTTAGCAATGTTAAAACCTAAACCTGTGTCCCCTTTTGAACCTGTATAACCAATATCACCTTTAGAACCGGTATAACCGATTGATCCAGTGAAACCTGCTGTTAAAGGCTGTAGCGCCCAACCGTTACCGTTCCATTTCCACTGTCTTGTACCGAGAGTGTATATGTCGTTTAACGATGGCGAATTTGGAAAGTTTATTGCCATTTTGTGTTTCTCCTAATTGTTTTATTTAATTAAATAATACTCTTTCACTTAATACATAATTTTAACGTTATAATCATTTTATAAATTTCTTGCAAGAAAAAAGTATTTCGTTTCTTTTTCCTCCATCTATTTATAAGTTATTTCTTCTTCAAATCCTTATATAATACAATAGTTTTAAATTAAACTATAGTAATTGTTCCTACCATAGAACCGTGCGATGAACATTGATAATATAATGTCGCAGGAGCGTCCATAGGAACATGAAATACAACAACACCGTTAGGTCCTGAAGCGTTATTATCTGTCACGCCTGTGTTATATACTGTACCACTAGTACCTGTTGTTGATTGTATTCTAAATGGGTGACCACCACTTGTATTTCTAAAGTAGTATGTTTGACCTTTTTTAAGATAGATAGTAGGATTATCGCCACTTGTACCTGACGGAAATCCTGCACCATCAAATCTATATGCACTTGATCCATTTGCTGTCACCACAAATTGTGAAATTGGAGTTTGTGTTTGTACCCAACCTGAACCATTATAAACTAAAGTATGACCTTTTTGTGGAGTACTAATAGTTGTATCTGTAAGAGCTGATAATGTACTAGCTCCAGCAGAGCCGGTAAATCCTACAACACCTTGATTGGATAATTCTACCCATTGATTACTATTACCATCGTTCATGTAGAAATATTGAATACCTGTTGCGTCATCAATCCAAACATCGCCAAGTCCTGCTGAACCTGGTGGAGTTGACGAAACTGATACGTCTAAATTTCCTTCCGATCCTGTGTAACCAATAACACCTTGATCACCTTTTGAACCACTGAAACCTGTATCGCCTTTTGATCCTGAATATCCTAAATCGCCTTTTGATCCTGTGTAACCAATAACACCTTGATCGCCTTTTGAACCACTGTAACCAATTGAACCTGTATAACCTAAATCTCCTTTACTGCCGGTAAATCCTGTTGCGCCATCTGAACCATCAGCGCCAGCAGCTCCTGTATCTCCTTTAGAACCACTAAAACCTATATCGCCTTTTGATCCTGAATATCCTAAATCTCCTTTACTGCCGGTAAATCCTACTGCACCATCTGAACCATCAGCACCTGCAGCTCCTGTATCTCCTTTTGATCCTGAAAATCCTATTACACCTTGGTCGCCTTTACTACCGGTAAATCCTGTTGCGCCGGCTGAACCTGCGTCTCCTTTTGATCCTGTAAATCCTACTGCACCGGCTGAACCTGCGTCTCCTTTTGATCCTGTAAATCCTGTAGCGCCGTCATCACCTTTACTGCCGGTAAATCCTACGTCACCTTTACTACCTGTAAATCCAATTGCACCTGCTGATCCTGTATAACCCGAACCACCTGATACACTGAACAATGACCAGTTTGCGTCTGCATTAGGAACGGCACCTGTTGATGAATTTCTAGATTCAGAACCTTGAAGTTTGTAAGTGTAGTAATTATCTCCTGTGTATGTTGTTGATCCTGATGTGTAAGTTGTTTTAACATACACTAACATACCTTCTTGTATTCTAGCACCTGGAATATCTGTTAATCTATCTCCACTATCTCCTGTGATAGAATGTAAAGTACCTCTAATTTCTGTATCAAGTACTATAGGGGAGTTAGTCCCGGTACTCCATGTACCTGGCCATACGTTTCTGGTTAATCCGTCGTAATTACTAGACATTAACTAATCTCCACATAAGTTGTTCCTGGTTGAAGTGTAATTCCATATAAGTGATAAGATTCACCTGTTAATCCACTAGGTGGTGAATTTGGTATTAAAGAAAGAGTACCACCATCTGTTGTAGATACATCACTCAATAGAGCTGAACTTGCACCAGTTTTAAATGTTGTCGGTTGTGTAACCGAATTTCTAACAGCGAACCAAAAAGCACGAGGATTAGAATCAGTATTGTTCACTGCTTGGACGGAAAAATCATGAGTCTGATTGGCCAATTGGTTCGTGTTAGAGTTAAAACCGGTACTTTCAGAATCGTCTATTATATCCGTAAGTGTTGGAGGGGATCCTGTACTTGAAGTCCAAATCCAAAAACTTGGATATGTGAACGAAGCAGATACGCTAGATGTTGTAGATGATTGATCTACAGTGTACGATGTACCGGTTACATTGGCAGGTCTTGTGAAAGTACAAGTATTACTAATTGTACGAGTAGTACCTGTGTTATCTTTATGGATAGGATCAGTGAATGTAAATGTTCCACTGACATAACCACTGCCAGATGTATTGTTCAAAGTACCTCCAGTAGCCGAAAGCGAATGTGAACTATTGCTTGAACTATTGAGGCCGCTTACACTTGTACTGTAAGAGGTACTTGAATATGTTTTTAAAAATGTCTTTCCGCTGACATTATTTTTAGATACGCTCATAGACGCTGTTGACCAGTTAACGGAAAAACTTGTATCAGAAGCTGTGTATTCTGATTCACTGCCGTCATTATGATTAAATTTAACTGTTGCGCCTGCTGAGCCACCACTACGATTAGTTGATGTTGATCTAATATATGAATTTGAATTGTCTACAGTGAAAGATTGATTCCAATCTACACCACCTGCTGGTGTTTGTGAAAAACTACCTGCTGTATAATTAGACAAAGTACCGTTAACACTTCCACTTGTTTGAGTGATAGAGTAAACTGAACTTATAAAATCGTTTGTGACATCACTAGGGTTATCTACTGATACAGAAAATCCTGTACAAGGAACATCCCA